ATTGGCATAGGTATTGCGTTTGGAGCAGCCGAGGAATTAATAAGCTAAAAATTTAATATCTTTACAAAAATTTTATTATTATGATGTTATACAAAGCATCGCCAATTGGAGATTTAATTGATGCCGACGACAAAGCTGGTATTGTTAAAGGTTATGGTTCTGTTTTCGGGAATGTAGATTCAGACGGGGACATAATTACCAAAGGCGCTTATACAAAAACAATCAAAGAGAATGGCGACCGTGTTAGGTATTTATACCAGCACAATATGGATTGGCCGCTCGGAAAAATGATAAACCTATACGAGGACGAAAAGGGCCTTGTATTTGAAGCTGAAATACCAAAAACAAGATTAGGTAAAGACGTAATGCAGTTAATTAAAGCTGGCGTAGTTACCGAAAATAGCGTTGGAATATTGCCAATAAATAAAGGAATGGCTAACGGCTACCGTGAATTAAGAGAAGTTAAACTTTTTGAAATTAGCGCCGTTACATTAGCAGCAAACGACCAGGCCCTTATACTAGACGTAAAAGGAAATATGGACGTTGATAAAATAGCTAATAAATATGACAACCTAGCAAAGCTAATTCGTAAGGGAGATATTTCCGACGAGTTAGGCTATGCTATTGAAGCCGAACTTTACAAGCTAAAATCGCTTTTTGTAAGCGCCACAGAGCCGTCTGTTGAGGACACTTTGCCGGATAACAAAGAAGCTGATATTAGCGAAGTATTGAAATATTTACATAATTCACTTAAAAAGTAAAATCTAATGGAAGATAACATTAAAACCCAATTGGATCAAATTTCAAACGAAATTGATTCAAGAATTGAAAAGGCTTACGGACAGGCTTTAGAAAGCGCTACCGGAAAAGCTGACGAAATGATTAAAGGCGAAGTTACAAACCTTGTAAACAAGTTCAACGAACTTAACGACAGATTAGACGCTAATGAAGTAGCTGCTAAAAAAAGATTTGAAGCTAACAAACCAGCTTCTTTTAAAAACGGTTTAGCTGACGCATTGAAAAACGGAGCAATCGAAAGCCTTGTAAAAGGTGGTTCACGCTCTGCTTCTTTTGAAATTAAAGCTGATATGACAACTGGCGCTGACTTTACAGGCGAGGTTATTCCTGCTCAAAGAGTTGCTGGGTACAAATTTGACCCAACAAGACCAGTTCACGCTAGACAATTAATTCCACAAGGATCTACAACTTCTGACGTTGTAAGATTCGTAAAAGAAAGTGGTTACAACAACGCTGCTGCACCAGTTGCAGAAGGTGTAACAATGGCCCAGTCTGATTTCGATATGACTGCTGCTGATGCTAACGTAAGAAAAATCGGTACTTACTTCCGTATTTCTGAAGAAATGTTAGCTGACACGCCACAACTTACTTCTTATCTTTCGGCTAGAGCGCCTGAAAAATTATTAGAAGTTGAGGACACGCAAATTTTAAGCGGTGCTGGAACAGGGTCTAACTTAAGCGGTATCATTACAGATGCAACTGCATTTGCTGCTGGCGCTTTTGCTGGAGCAATCGAAGCTGCTAACGAGTTTGACGTATTAACTGCTGCATTAAACCAATTAGCGTTATCTAACTACAACGCTGATTACATTATGTTAAACCCAACAGATTTCCACAAAATCTTATTATTGAAAGGTTCAGATAACCACTACATTAAAGATTCTGTTTACGCTGGATTGCAGCCTACTTTCTTAGGAGTGCCTGTTGTAATTAACACGGCTATCCCAACTGGAGACTATTTAGTTGGAAACTTCGGAATGGGTACGCAACTATGGGTTAGAGATAACGTATCTGTTGAGTTCTTTAGAGAAGATGGAACAAACGTAAGAGATGGTTTCGTAACTGTAAGAGTAAGCGAGCGAGTAGCTTTAACTAACTACTTACCAAAAGGATTCGTAACTGGAGACTTCGCAACTGACAAAGCAGCTTTAGAGACTGCATAATTAGTTAGCAAATAACAAACTAAACCCTGGCTTAACGGCTGGGGTTTTTTTATGTCTAAAAAATAAATTAAAATTTTTTTTGCATTTTGTTTGTAGAATTAAAAATTTATTTTAAATTAGCTTTAAATTAAATAACCAACCTATGGACGAAGTATTTGAGCATTTAAACGACTGCATTTATTTAGCCGAGATTTCGGACAATGCGCTGGTCAAAAACAAGCTAACAAAAGTTAGAGATTTACTAATTAGAAAAATAGAAATAGAATATGAGGAATATAGCGGTCAATTATAGAGGCGTAATATTAGAAATAGAAGGCGAATATTACCAAGGCGAGGAACGCGCATTTGATTACCCTGGAAGCGGCCACGAATTTGAGATTTACCATATATTTGCTGGCGGCTTAGATATATACGATATATTAGAGACCCCGCAGATATATGAATTGGAAAAACTTTGTATTGAAAAAATTAATGTAAATTAGAATATGGAAAATTTAACAAGTGAAAAAATCGGTAATGTAATTATATTAGGATTAGTTGCCGGCCTATGGTGGGTCAATACCTTTATTAATTTTAATTGGTTCAGCTTTTTAGTGATTAGCTTTATGCTGGCCCTACAATCAAATAACGTTTATAAAAATTTTAAAAAGAAATAGTTTAATTTGTTTGTGATGCTAAAGGCGCTTTGTTATACAAGGCGCTTTTTTTTGTAGCTTTGTTTTATGCTTACCGATATTAACCAAATTGGTTGCCTAGCAGAATACAAGTTTTTCGTTATTTGTATGGAGTTAGGTTTGCAAGTGTCAAAGCCTATTTTGGACGCTAGCGTTTACGACTGTATAATTGACAACGGTATGCGCCTTATTAAGATACAGGTTAAGTCTAGAAGCGTAAGTGATTGTGGCGACCGAAACGATATGTTACAATGGGGCAGTAATAAATACAAGCCCACAGACTTCGATTACTACGCTATTTATTTGCACCAAACTGGCGATTGGTTAATAATGCCAAACACCGGACAAATAAGTATGCGATTAAATAAACAGAATACAGATAAATTTAATAACTTTGCGCTATTGTTTTCTGCATAATAAACATAAGTTAGTTAATGAAAGAGGCGTTACTTTATGGTAGCGCCTTTTTTTGTATTTTTACACAAATTAATTATTATGAAACTTCAAATGTTAAAAAGCGTTGTTGATGGCAACCAGGTTCACAAAAAAAATACGATTGTTGAGGTTAAAGACGATATTGCAAGGCATTACTTAGCCGTAGGTATCGCAATTGAATATAAAGATCCTATTGTAAAAGAACACAAACAAGAGGTCGAAACAAAAGAAGATAAAACGCCTCGTAAGCGTAGAACTAAAAAGAAATAAGCTATGCGTCAAATTAAAATAAATAGTTTACTAGGCAACGAGATAATAACTGCTGCCGACGTTAAGAGTTACGTTCGTATAGATAGCACAGATGACGATGCTATTATTACTAATATGATTACCCAGGCCCGCATTTGGTGCGAGAATTATATTAGTCGCGATATAGTGGCTAAAAACAGAACTTACTACCTATCCGATACTTCTGGTTTATTTGATTTACCTTTTGCACCTATTGCTACGGTTACAGGTGTAACTATTGAAGGCGAAGCTGCAACATTTACAGAATATGGATTGGACGATTTAAGTATTGAGTTGGACGGTGGGCCTAGCAGCAATGTTAAAGTTACATATACAACGGCAGGCTTAAACGACGGGCTTATAAAACAAGCGCTTTTACAAATGGTATCTAATTACTACGACAATAGAGCGGACTTTGAAATTGGTAAGGCGGTAAACGAAATACCAACAAATGTAAAAAGCATATTAAGCGGATATAAAACAATGTTTATTTAATGCAAGCTGGGAAACTAAATAGCCGTGTTACAATAAAGAAAACAACGCGAGTACAAGACGAATTTGGTGGGTGGCAAAATACTTCCGATTATAACGTTTCTGTATGGGCCGATGTAAAGCAGTTATCTGGCGAAATAAGCCAAGAGAATGGCAAAAGGTCTTTGGAGTTGGAAGTGCAAATAACAATGCGTAAAAAGACTGCTGAAAAAGTAAATTTAGGCGATGTTATTACGATTGGTACCGATGCTGCCGAATATAGAGTAAATTCTAAATTTGATAGCGTACTAGATTTTTATACTGAATTAAAAGCCACTAAAATTGATTAACGCAAAAATAGACAAGGCGTCCCTGGCGTTGCTAGATAAAAAGCTAACTAAATTGAAATATTTAAGTAAGCAAGATTTTAGCAATGAGTTAGGAAAAACTGCTTTTGATATTGTAGGTACTGCCAAGCGTAGTGCGCCGGCAGATACTGGTAATTTGCGAAACGAAATAGGATTACAAAAAGTAGGTGCTAATTATATAGAAGTATTTAGCAAAGCGCCATATAGCCCTTATGTAGAATTTGGGACTGGGCGCAAAGTTAATTTGGACGATATGCTGGAACTTGGAATACCGCCAAGCTATGCCGCACAATTTAAAGGTAAAGGCGTTAAAGAAGTAAACCTACCAGCAAGGCCATACTTTTATAGTAGTGCTAGAAAGGCGTTAAAAAACCTTTTATTAAGATTAGACAGAACAATTAAAAAAGCGACAAAATAATGCTAGAAGCGATACATTACTTACGCAAGGCGATAATAGAAAAACTTACTGGCGAGGTGCTTTTAAATAACCAGGCTTTGCAAGTTTATAACAGGGTGCCTAGCAATGCCGTAGCGCCTTATATTTTAGTTTATAGCGTTTCTAATAACGAAATAGACCAAAACCAAAGCAGCCTAACAATGGAATTGCTTACGCGTGTTGAGGTGGTTACAAGGTTTAATGGCGACAATGGTGGCGAATTAGATTGCAACTTGGCAATTTCAAAAATATTATCTTTGCTACGTACAAGGTCGGCAGGTTATTTAGATTTGTCGGAGTATGGTTTTAAAGTATATACAAGCGTAAATGAAGGCGTAACGTACCTAACAGACGATTTAAAGGACCATACATATTATAGGGCGGTCTTAGAGTTATCTAATAGAGTTGAGCCATTAGGAACGACTAGAGGGCTGCAAGCCGAAATACAAACAGAATTACAAAGCTAAGATATGAGCAAAATAACATATACAAATAAAGTAGATAATGTAGTAAGTGCATTACCGGATATTAATAAGGTAAAAGCTGCCGACCTAAACGAAATAAAAACTAGCGTAAACGCTATTTATGACGACAAAGGTGGCTTTGCTAATTATGAAGATGTAGCAACGCTTACAACGCCTATTGTATTATCTGCTGACACCTGGACAAACATAACTAACGATAAGCAAGGCGAACACACAACGGAAGTATATAAGCCAGCTTATATAACCGGTAGTTTATGGAATAGCGCCACTTCTAAAATTGATTTAAGCGAGGTTGCAATTGGGAAGGTTGTTTTAATAAAAGTAGATTTTAAAATTGTA